GTTTTACAAGTTCCGGGTGCCCAGCGGCTCGGAAACGGTTTGCCAACGTAGTGTGGTTGGACCTTACAGCCTGCTTCATGTAGTGAACTAGCACCCCACGAATCTCATTTTTGAACGCCTCGGCCTGCTCACGAATGACCGGGTGGCAGTTACCGCCCACTGAGACGATCTTGGCAAGCGCCTGCTCGGCAACTTCTTCGCGGGTGAAGCCACGGCCTGATACGCTCGTCGCCTTGATTTCCCCTAGCTTTGCGCCTGTTACGATACTGAACATCACACCACCTTGACTTTGACTTGGCCATCCCGGTACATGTCTTGACGCAATTTGCCATCGCCAAGGTTCTTCAGCAGTGCCACTGCCTGCACGTACAGCTTCTCGTACGTCGCAATCATATCGGGCTCACCTTTCTGGAACCGGATAGCTTCGATCAACGCACCATTCAGCAGGGCAGAGTCAAACTCTGTACCGAGCCACGTAGTACCTGCGACCACGATAGACTCAGGGTAAATGGCAAAGTGAAGCTCTGCGGCGTAGTTGGCGTTGGGGGTCGGGCCGATGATGAACGTATTCTGGTCAAACACCGCGTAGTGCTTGGGCTGGCCCGTGCTCGATGGGGACGGGTAAGCTTCGCGGATGAAGTTGACGTCTTTGTTCAGCAGGTAAACGTAGTCCCCGTCACCGTCAATCACTGCCAGCGAGTACACGTACAACATGCGGCTGGGCATCGTCAGATACTTGTTACCTGACGTGAACGAACCAGTCTGGTTTTTCCGAAGCGCGGGAAGCTCTACAGTTGCATACAGCTTCTGCTCTGCCTGCTGGGTGAACATCGCAAGTTGATCTTCCGTGAACGTCTGCTCACAGATATCTTGGATGTTCTGCTTCAGTTGTACGTAGTTCATACGTTACGCCATCGGACCCCGGGCCATAGTGCCTTTGGTAGCCGCGCCGGTACCGCGAATTTTCACGCCGCCGCCTTTCTTCATGCCGTGCATGCGCTTCTCGTGTGCCTTGACCTCGGTCTTGGCAATCTTCTTCGCGCCGACGTCGCCGCCTTTCTTCATCTTGACCATCTTGGTGCCACAGCTGGACTTGCCTTTCATGGTGCCTCCTAAGTGATAACGATCTTGACCGAGCCAATTGCCGGAATCAGCGCAGGTGTTGCGACTGGCAACACGAGCTCTCGGCTTAGCGGGTACCCAGTGAAATCGGGTCTTGGGTTACGAATAGCTTGTGGATCGCTGACCGGGTACTCACCTAAATGCAGCTGGGGGTGGTCGGGGTTCCAGCATTCCGTACACGCGAGTATGTTCGTATTTTTGCCCTTGATAATCAAGGGTTGCAGCTCGCGCAAACGGTAGCGGAAACCGCACACATCGCACTCCGAGATCGCTTTTTGGCCAGAGGCGAACCTATTGGACACGGCTTACCTCGGGAACATGACACGCGGAACAAAGCGAACCGCTGCCTTCTCACGGTCTTCACCAGCGGCCAGCTCAAACTGACGCTCATACTCAGCCTGCAACATCGGCAGGCGCGGCATCAACTCAGGGTCTTTCTGGGCGATGTAGTACGCCAAACCTGCCACGAGGGCCGGGAAGAATCTGAAGTTCATATCCGGGGTCTGTACCCCACTGCCTGCATCTTGAATACGCCGCATGCGCCAGTAGATCAGCTGGTAATAAGGGGCAAGCAACGTGCCTTGGTCAGGCACCGGCCATACGGTGAACGTCGGGTTATCCCGGGCCCGGTCGATGTAAATCTGAATCGGGCGTCCCTGTGTCAGCTTGTTGGGAATACTTGAGTAAGTAGAGACGCTGATACGAGAGATACTGAGGTCAGACTGCGTTGAGTAGTTGCCCGCGCCCGTACGTATCACGTGCTCCAACAGGTCTATGGTGTTGTCTGGGAGGTTGTATGTGGCGGTGCCTTGAGCAAGGTTAATAGTCCCCTGCTCGATGGTCCACATATTGATGCCACGGTTTTGCCACTCGATCGTCAGCAGGTTCATGGAGCGACGTGCAGTACGTAAGTCGTAACCACTGCGCATTTCCCGTCCGGCACGCTCCCACGCTTCCTCGGCTATTTCCGTGAAGTCCATGTTGAATGCATATGTGCCGGACGTCGCCATCGTTATTTCCTGTACGCCGCAGTCTTCTTGGCGACCTTCTTGGGTTGGGCTACAAACTGCTTGCCCTGTTTCTTACCAGCCCGCTTGGCCTTCGTAGTCGCCGCATACTCTGACGAGCTTAGGGCCTTGATAGCCGCCTCGGGCAGGTACCGCTCACCAGTCTTACTCGACGGCTTGCCTGACTTGGTCCGCCATTTCTGGTCGGTCCACTGCTTCAGTGATTTCTGAGGCGCTTTCATTCAAAGTCTTCTGGCCGTAACCCGGCCTCTTCCAACTCCATCGCATCGAGCTCTTCTTGGGTACCGCAGGTGCAGGGGCCTTCGTCGTGGATTGCACACACGGACGTATGCCCGTTTATCATTGGCTCAATGTCAATCACGATACCCTCCGCCAGCTTCTTTGTACTTCTTAGCCAACAGCTGCGCTTTTCTCGCACTCCACTGCCCTGCCTTGGTCCCCTGCGTAGCCTGTCCCTTGATCTGGTTGAACATGCGCTCGCGCATGCCGGGCTTGGTGTAGTTACCAGCCTCGTTGACCTTGGACCCTACCTTACCACCTTTCTTGAGGGCGGCACCGGGCAGTTTATCGGGGTTTACGGCCCCCATGCCTCGGCAGGACATCATGGCTTACACCATCTTGCCTTTGGTGTGGCCTTTTTTAACGACACCATCTGCACGGGTTACGCTACCGCCTTTTTTGTAACCCTTGGCTTCCTTCTCTTCGTGCTTAATCATGGACTTCGGAGCGCCTTTCTTCTTCATGAATGACACTTCTTTGGCCATCATTTTCTTGGACTCTTTCATGCTGCCTCCTTCGGCAAATTTACGACCCTTGTCTGCTTTAACGTAGTCCTTCCCCACCGACTGTGGGATACCCAACCGCTTAGCCGCCTTGGGGTCGTTGGCGACCATAGCCATCAGGTTGTGCTGCGCTTTGCTCTTGGACGGCATGTCAGATCATGCGGCCCTTGGTATGGCCCTTTGTGCAAATGCCGTCACCACGGGTCACGCTACCACCTTTGGCATGGCGCTTAACCTTGCCGGTGTACACGGGATTCCCCGTACTCTCGGGGGGCATCTGGCCTGCTTTCCGCATTTGGCGCTCGATTTCCTCAATGGTCATCTGGCGCTTAGGAGCGTTGCGGCTCGCGGGCGGCGGAGTATCCGGCAGTGCATCAAAGTTTACTGCGTCATCCGGGCGATTACGGCGTGTCGTGCCGCCTTCTGCGTACTTTCTCATGTGGTTACCTTAGCAATTCCAAGCCCGCAGGCTTTTATTTATGCGGCTGTTGGGGTCTTTTGCTGCTTTAGACCCCGTGTTTTTGGCCTTCATCCCAGACATTCTGGCGCAAAAAGACTTGCGCCGAGCGGCGTCCTTCGTGGTTTTCGGCTTCGGCGCGGGGGGTTTCAGGTTCATACCTTCTGCCTTGGCAGACGCACGCCCCTTGGCGTTCAAGCCGCCCTTGGGGTTTTTACCTTCCTTCCTAGTCCACGCCGGAGATTTAGCCACAGAACACCGTTATCTTAGTAACTTCGGTCAACGTCAACACGGCAAAGTCGTTTACCCCGCCACGCGTGGTCAGGATGCCTTCCGCCGGCAAAAACAGGCTGTCTGCAAACGCAGTGGCACCCGCAGGCGTATCTACCTGAAGGAGCGTAATGCCCGAGGGGCCGTTCAGGTTGAACTTAATCAGCCCGGCGTTTGTAGTGCCAACGTAGTACAGGCTTCTTATACGAGTGCGGGGGAACGCAATGGAGCCCGTCGTACCAATACTCACGGTACCTGCCGAAGCACCACTTGCCGAGATGCCCTGCACAGAAGTGTAGAAGTTGGTAGACGTTGCTGTAGTTGCGTTAGCGCCGGTAACTACTTCGGTTGTAATAGTGCCTGTTAGGTCGCCTACTTTTACACCGCTAACGGTAAACGTAATACCGCTGTCGTTGCCCGACGAAGTAAAGACTATCTTATACCCCGTACCGCTGATCGACACGTTGTTGGTCAGAAGCGTCAAGGCCCCCGCGCCAGCAATACTTGCAGCGGTCCTGAGCAGTGTGGCGCTTGTAGAGGGCGTAATAGCCCAGATATCACCCTGCATAACCTACCTCCTCAAATGGACCTTACTGGTCAGCAAAGGTCGGTGCAGTTGCGCTTACTACGGTACCAAACACCTGATAGGTCGTTGCGCTCGTACCAACAAACGTGACGTTCATGGCAGCGGGTACGTTGACCTGCATCTTGCTGTTGGAGTTACCGTCGGAATACACCATGGATACTGCGCTAGTGTCGGTGTCGGTGAATACAACGCCGCCTACAAAGTACAGCAGGTCAGAACCAGTGGTGAAGATAGCGTCGTGGCCATCAGCTGCGCCACCGCCGTAAATGAAGTTGAACACTGCGCCCGCTACCGGGGTGGGCAGCGTGTAGGTGCGATCAGCCGAAACGTCAGGAGTGATGTTTACTACGCCAGAGTTGGCGGCGGTGGTGATTGCGGTGTCCGCGTTGGGCAGGGCAACAGGGGCCAGACCTGCGTTGTTCAATATAGTAACAGCGCCAGTGGTCGGGTTGATCGAGATGTTCTGGAAGCCGTTCTGCGACCGGACGGGACCTGTAAAGGTAGTATTAGCCATTGCAAATTCCTCTCATGCGAGTTGAGGGGGCAGTCTGCATGACGTCGGCCCCGGGGCCGTCTGCCACCCAAATGTTCCGGGATTGGGGCCTTTATATCAGGAGGTTGTGGTGGCGTCAATGTACTTAAACTGCAGCCCCGAGAAACGCCCCTTGGTTATAGGCGTCCCCGCCACAAGTGCGCGGCGCAGCGTCGGCATCGTCATGCTGTAGTGCTGCAGGACAGCGGTAAGACTCGCAAACTCTGTGTTGGTGGTTACCTCAAGGACGCGCTTGCTCATCTTAGCTTTGGACTCGTCGGAGTGGCGCTTGCCAAGCCAGTTTTGATTGCCTTTGTTGGCCTCGGAGAGACGGAGACGGTGCTCGGCGGTGCGGATATGCCCCTTGGGGCCCCGGTTACCTTTGTTCGCCTCGGACATTTTGCGGCGGGTCTCTTCAGAGGGAATAAACTTACCTCCTCGGCCTTCGGCTAGTGCGGCTTGGACTTTGGTAGATAAGAGCGCTTTAGTCTCCCCTGTGTGCGGTATTCCTGTACGCATCCCGATGGCGTCGGTATTCACGTTGTAGCACTCAGGCTTACCGACGTGCTCGTGAAGGTATTTGTTTTCACAGTCAAAGGCGGTCTGCCCTACCGGCACTTCTTCGATTATCTCGAACACGAACATATCGGCCCCGTACTTGTTCCACGCAGCTTGGAGGCGCGGGTTCTTGTGGATGCCCTTACGTAAATCGTACTTATGCTGCCACTCACGGCGGGCGAAGGACTCCGCGCTCCCAATGTAGTACTTGCCGTTGGCCATGTTGGTTATGCGATAGATAACTGCCATAAATCCCTCCTGTTTCGACACAGGCAATACTAAGCTAGTTAAAGTCGCTTAGCAAGCCTTATATCACAAATAGGAATAAAAAGGGCCCCGAAGGGCCCTAAGCATCACGTAAGTGATTGATTTAGCTTTAGTTAGCGCCGGGGGAGCCCCAGATGCCGAGCGGATCAGAGACCCCAAAAGAGTATCTCTCCCTTGCCTTGTAACGAGCGTTGCCGGTGTCGAAGTCGGCATCCATACCCGTCTGCATCGGGGTACGAACGAAGTGCTTCAGACCGTTGGGCACGTCAGTCGTCAGGAACCAAGCGTTGTTATCAGTCAGATAGTGGTTGACTGTATAACCTTCGGGGATGGAACCGTTGGACTTGATTGCGTTCAAGTCGTTGTCGGCGGTGGCAACACGCAGCTCAGTTTCGAGCAGACGGGTAGCAACGAACATCAGCGCCGGGGGCACGATCATTTTGCGGGGCTTGGCTGCGATCAGCAGGCCACGTTCATCCGTCCAAGCGGCAATCTGGATAACGGCGGCTTCCAAGGAAGTCTCGTTAAGGTCAGCGCCAGTGGTCGGGCGGTTGCTGTTGGTACCACCGGACACCAGCGGGTGCGCAGTGGAGAACAGAACCTGACCGTCACCGTAGGTCGGGTTACCCGAGCCGGTGAAGCCTTGGTTCAGGACAGCTGCAGCCTTGACCTGCTTGGTATAAGCCATACCACGGGCCAGTGCCTTGGTGTAGCGAGCCGACAGACTGTCGTACAGGTTGTCTTCCATGGCCTCTTCGGTCAGGGAGAAGCCCATAGCAATGGTCTGGTGCGTATAGCGCGCCGTCCAAGCTTCCTGAGCGTTGTCGTAAACCATGGCAGAACCCTCGTTTTTCACGGGGGCGGCGCCAAAGCCGGACAACTTGGTTTCTTCTTCAAAGGAACGCTCGGAGGTTTCGGTCTCGAAAATCTCTTTGTGTTCTTCGCGGTATGTAGCGTACTCAAGGCCGAACAGGGCGTTGAGGCCCGGGAGCAGTTCCTTGAGGAGTTGAGCGCGTGAAATAGCCATGTCTCAGTTCTCCTTACAGACCGGTGTTCACAGACATGCTGTGGAAACCGGGGTTGATTTTAACCAGTACATCCGGGTAAGCGTCGCTGATGGGCGAAGCAAAACCGAGGATGCGGAAGGCGGCGGGGACAGTAACTACAGATGCACTCAGCGCGCTGGTAGAGTTACCGGTCGAAGTGCTACCAGTAGAAGTGCTCTGGGCGACAGTAAAGAACGTGTTCGCGCCAACAGCAGCCTGAGTTGCAGTGTTGCTCAACTGGGCTTGGAACAGAACCATCGGATCATCTACAACAAGTGCCTGTACCACACCAGTGGTGCCCGAGGGGTAGTACTGACTGAAGATCAGCTGACCCTGAGCATTCACAAAGTTGCAACCAACGAACACGCCAAGACCGCCGGTTACGCTGGTAGAACCAGTCGGCCAGTCATTGGTAGTGGCGTCAGCGCCGGTACCGGTAACGATGTTGATGTAACCGTTGGCGTTCACGTACACAACGCTTCCGAAGAAGATGTTGGTGCCGTAGCCAGCCGGGTCAATCAAGTACGTGGAAGTGGCGCCCGCATAGGGCATGCCGTCCACGCGCTTAACGGGTCGAAGCCCGTAGGGGGTTTGGGTGGTAGCCATTTTTAGCTCCTAAAAGTTAACGTTTTCCGAAAGTTACCTTAGTAGACTGCTCGTTGAAGAGCGGCATACGAGGGTCATTCTCGCGCATGAAGTTGTTGTTGACCGAGGCCATCTGGCTCTTCGCCATACTGCGGTAATACTCGTTCCGCTCCTCAACCATCTCAACTGGGGCTTTGCAGAGCATCAGCCCACCCATAACGATGTTGTCCTTGAAGCGTTCGCTTTCGACGCCTGTCAGCACAATCTCGGGGTGATCCACAGCTCTTACGGGTTCCCAACCCTCACGCAGTTTCGAGGATACGTTAGTAGCATCAGCAGTCCCACGGGTGCTAAGGCGCACCCAGTGATACACAAACCCCGGTTCCGGAGTAGGTGACGGAAGGAGCTCGGGACGTACCCACGATTTCGTGCGGGTGGTCGTTTCCCGGGTTTCCAGTTCTCGGCTCAGTCTGTTTGCAGTCATTTCGTATTCCTCAGTTCAGCAACCTGTTTGGCGTAAAGTTCGAGCGGTACACCCAGCCGTTTGGCTATGGCGACCTGTGTTTGCGTTAAAGTGACCTTTCTAGGGGCCGTGCTCCGCGTAGCGGGTGCAACCACATTAGGTGCCTTGGCCTTAGCCTTGGGCGGTTCCTGCTCTTCCTCAGCGTCGTCAAACGACTCTGGGAACAATTTGCGCATACGAGAGTTGATCTTCTCGTAGTATTCGTCTGATCGAGGGTCTACACCCTCTTTCACTAGCTTGCTATGGTATCCCAGTGCGTATGCGGTCATCTCGTCATCAGCACCAAACCACGAATTTTCCTGCCTCCAGTTCTCTGCACGTTCGTCAACTGTGGGAGCTTGCGTAGGTCGAACAGGGGCCGTTGGAGCTTGTTGTACAGGAATCTCTTTGTCTTGTAAAGGCTTAGGTTTCAACCCTGCAACTTTATCGCCCCTGATCTTAGCTGCGGTCAACGCTTCCTGCGCCGCCAACAGTTGGTCAGCGTCGCCAGCTTCATACGCTTCTTTGTAGCGTTTCTTGGCTGCATCAAGCTCCAGCGTCACCTGCTGCTTGGCTTGTTCAATGAGCGTGTTGTGGCTACGGTCGGTGGTCTGCTTGAGCTGCTGGTTCTCTTCCACCAGTTTGCGGGCGTAGGCTTCCAGCTCCTGACGCTCACGCAACGCCTGTTCTTTGGCCCTACGCTCGTCGTGGTAACCTTTGCTGAAGTGCTGGATGCGCTTCTTGACCTTGTCGGAATACTCCGCAAGCTCGTCGTCAGACACTTCTGCCGGGGGGTCAGATTTTTTACGGTTGCGATCTTTGGGCGGCGTATCGTCTTCAACCTCGATTTCGAGCTCGCCAGCTTTGGTCTCCGGCTTCTCTACTTTCTTGGTTACTTCGTTGCGGCCTTTTGGCGGCTCAAGCTCAATCTTGAGCTCCTCCATCTGCTCCTGCCTGTTCGAGTCTTCCGCCTCGTGGGGGAACTCGAATGTCACCTCTTGTCTAGCCATACGCTGTTACTCCTTAGATAGCACGTGCAATAGCACGGGGGTTGGGGACGATAGCCTGCACGGAGTCGTCGTTGAGCAGTCGGTACTCAGTAGCGCCAATGCGGAACCTTGTGCCACTGTTTGGACGGAACATCACGTAGTCCCCAGTTTTGCACCAAGGGCCCGTAGGGAACCGGGTCTGGTCCGCGTAGGCTTGGTCACCCATGTCCAACACAAGACCGATCGACGACAGAATCTGTTCTTCTCGCATAGTCTTTGTAGCTTTTAAGATACCGCCGTCAAACTCCTCTTCAACTTCAGGGAGTGCGATCAGTAGGTGGTATCCGGTGGGGGTGGGGATAGCTGCTTCCAACTCAGCCAAGGCTCTTTCCTGCTCTGCATACAGCGCGGCGCGCTTCTGCTCCAGCTCAACCATAGCCGGCGTTTTCTCCGATACTTCAGTCATCGTCGTTCTCTCGATAGTGTCGCGCAAGGTCTGCTACTTCTCGCCGTGCGGTCGCTAGACCCCGGATCACTCCGCACGTATGCCTGTACTCGTCGAAGCTTTTTGCAGCTCCTTCGGTCAGGGATTCTTCTGAGGCTCGCTGCGCTGCAGCCAGCTTTTCTTCAAGCACGTCAAAGACGGTTTTGGCCATGTCTTACCTCTGCGGCGGAGTCTCGCGCTCCCGCGTTTGTTTATCTGCTGCACTGAGCAACTCTTTGGTTATATCAAGCTGCATTCTCTGCGCGGCCTGTTGCTGCTGTGACTGAATGCGCGCTGCCTCGCTGGAAGTCTGTGCGGCGATGCGCTGACGCTCGACGTCCACTTTCTCCTGCGCCAAGGCGTTGTCGGCTGCGTCTTTCGCTGCTTTGCGTTGGAGCTCTGCGCCCTTGAGCTGAAGCTCCTGCATCTGCATCTGAATGACTGGGTCCTGCATCTGCTGCTGAGCCGCCTGCTGTGCTGCAGCCGCCTGTTTCTGTTGCGTAAGCTGCATGCCTGCCTGCGACATGACCTGCGACAGCAGTACTTCGGCTTCCTCCGGCAGCTCCTTGCCCGGCTCGGCCAGCGTGACACCCAGCTTCTCTTCGATCTGTTTGCGGTAAGCGAACGCCATATGCTCGGCAATGTGAGCACTCAAGGCCCCCATGATCTGCTGCGCCGCCGGATTCTGCCCGATGAACGCCGCGATCTGCGGGTCTTGCATGAACGCTTGGTGAGTCGCGATGTGAGCGTCGTGGTCTTGGTACATGAACGCCTTGATGGGTTTGCCCACCAGCGCTGCCATGTTCTCGCTGACCGGATCGGATGGCTTGATGTCGTCCTTGGTCGGGACAAGCTTGTCAGCGTTCTTGATGCCCAGCACCTCGATCATCTGACGATGCAGCTGAGGAAGGTCGTATATCTGCGGGGCGTTCTGCGCCATCTGCAGTACCGCTTGATACTGCACTACCCGCTGCGCCATGGTGCTGCTGTTGGGGTCGCTGACCGGGATGACCTCGACCATCGCATAGTCCGACTGCCTCGCACGTGGCTCGCCACGATCCGGTACGTACATGTACTCAGTCGGGGCGTACTCGGCAATGATAGCGCGCAAGAGTTTGAACTCCTGCTTCATCGCGTAGTGCACACGAGCTTGTACAGCCGCCATCGGTTTCAACGTGCGTTCCAGCAGGGCAAGTGTGGTCCCCACTGGCGCGTTGGCGCTCATATCACTGATTTTCATATCGCTGATGGCGCCGAGCCTGCGACCTTCCTCGGTGATCTGATTCAACAACGCCAGCAGGGTCTGGCTAGGCTCCTTGTACGGCAGCGTCATGATGTTGTCTTTGATACTGCCGCTGGCCACGTCCACGTCGCGGAACTCACCCGGCGGGATGGGCGTGTCGTCACCTTTGATGCGCAAGCCACGAGTCTTGAGACCACCGGGCAAGTTAGCCAGCGTGCCAGCGTCAACTAATTGACGGATCAGCGAAGTGCCTGCGCGGGCGTAGCCACCCACGATGTGAATCAACCCAAGGCCGTAGAACCCAAACCCCGGCACGTACACGTAGTGCACGAAGTACTGACGCTTCAGCATCAGCATGTCGTCGGGGTTCCAGTTACGGCGTATCGCCAGCACCTTGCTCGTGCCACGGTCGATCGTTATCACGTATGGCTTGGCAATCTCGTCGTCATCCTCTTCATCCAAGCCCTCGATCACGAGCTCAGCATGCACCTCGTACAAGGTGTAGCGGTCGTCGTCGGTCAGGGTGTATCCACCCTCCTCTGCCTTCTTCTCCTCAATGTCGGAGTGGTAGGGCACAGGCTCGCCAAGGTCTGCGTCGATGTAGAAGCCCGACTGCTGCAGCTTCCTGATCTCGTTCTTGGTCTTGCGCATCACGTGGGTCACACGCTCTGCAGTCTCAATGTGGGACGCACCGTAAGGCACGATGACATCTTCCGGCGGGATAAAGAGTGCCACTTGGCGCCCAATCGCAGGGTCGTAATAAATCTTCTTGAACGCCGAACCTGCAAGGCCGAGGGTGTACAGCATGCGCTCATGCTCGGGGCGGTACTCCACCATCACATCGGTGAGCTCGTAGTTCATGTCACCTTTGACACGTAGCGCCGCATCTTCCTTCTCCCGGGTAACCTCGCCCAGAATCTTGGTCTTCACCGGGCCTGCTGCGGGGAACGTCTCGCTCATGGTCTCTGCTTGGAAGCGTATCGCCGCCTCAGCCAGCACGGTGCTGTACACACCGCATGCACCCTGCCACGGGTCAGTCCGGTCCTCGTACTTGAAGCCCAGCACCTCAAGGCCCTTGACGAATGTGTCGGCCCAGTCCTTACGGCTGTTGCGATCGGCGTCGATCAGCCCACACAGGTCGGATGCCAAGCTGCTCATCACGCCTTCATCGAGGTACTCAGCGAGGTTGGCATCGAACGGCGCACCAGCGGCCTCATCCGACTCAAGCTCCGGCATTATCGTGATCTCCACGCTACCGTCAGCCAACGTGACCATCTCGGGGTTCACGATATCAATTTCGAGCGCCTCACCGGGCTCGCTTTCCAACCCCATCGGGGCGGCGTACAGACCTTTTTCGATTGCCATTTTTGTGTCCTAGTTCAATGGGGGTATATCGATGTCGCAGCCCGAACCTGTTCTGGGGTATTTAATGCCTATGCACGTCGGCGTAAGGTCCACTCCCTTGCCACCAAACCCAGTTGCCATAAACTCCAACACCTCTTCCCGAGTCGGCGGTAGCCGCTCCGGAGCACGCCAGCTACGCCAAATGGCCGGGATCAGTCCTCGGTATATCTTGTAGGCAAACTTAATACGCTTCCAGACGCTCATCAGTAGTAACCTTCTCTCCGCCGTTTGTAGTAGCGCTGTTCTTCGGGCTCGTCACTGGGCAACCGGAGGAACCCTCCCTGCCTGAACCGCAGCAACGCCATAATGCACGTGTCCACATAGTCATCGTGCTCACCCGCTGGGAAGCTTGCCACCTCGTCGATGACCGCCTCCGCCCACGAGGTATTTGGTGCCCATACTATACCAGATGCAAACAAGTCTGATACTGCGTTCAGTCGCGCCATCTTGTTGTTGGGGTTGTTTGTCGTGCCACGCACCGGAGTGTAGTCCTGCACCGGTATGCCCATAGCCCGCAGCTCGTATATCAGCGGGGCACCGGATGCTTTTTTCTCCACGATGAGCGAGTCAGGCTTGTAGGCGTCGTACTGCTCGACCACAAGGCGCTTCAGGGTGGGGAACTCCACTCGGTCCTTGAGGGCGTTAAGGAGAATAATGTTGGCCTGATTCTCACCCTTGTCGTTGGTCTGGTAGAACACCCCCCACGTCGTGCTTGCCGAGAAGTCAGCCCGGTTGTTGGCTTCAAACGCCGTGTCCCACACCTGCAATATATAGTCGCAGTCCGGCGGGTCTTCTTCCTCCCACTGCTTCCACCACTCACGCTTGACGATAGCAGCAGCATCGGAGGTGGGGTTCTGCTGATACTGGGCCATCCACTTGGCGTTGGAGATGGTGTCCTTGAGCTTCTGCATGTCGTCAAGTGGCCAGAACTCAGGCCACAGCGCCGTGCCAGATGGCATAATTGCCGGAAATTCAATGACCTCCCACTCGTCCCCGCCTCTCTGAGCAGCTGCTTTTAGTACTTGGGCAGTCAAGTCACGCTGTGACCACCTCGTCATAACGATGATGATGGCGCCGCCCGGCTGCAGACGCTGTCTTGGGCCCGAGGTGTACCACTCATACACCTTGTCGTAGACCTCTGGGTTAGTCTCAGCAGCTACAGCCTCCGCTTCTGAGTGCGGATCGTCAATTATCATGAGGTCGGCACCGCGACCGGTCATCGTACCGCCTACACCGATGGCAAAGTAGGTCCCTTGCTTGTTGGTATCCCAGCGCCCAGCCGCCTTGGAGTCGGCAGACAGCGTAAGCCCGGGGAAAATCTCCTTGTAAGACTCAGAATCGACCAAATTTCGCACTTTTCGACCAAAACCGACTGCTAATTCAGCCGTGTGGGCGGTCTGAATGATCTTCTTTTCGGGGTACATACCCAGAAACCAAGACGGGAAAAGGAAGGATGCGAACTCGGATTTGGTGTGCCGGGGAGGCATATTGATGATCAGGCGCTTCAACTCACCTCTGGCGACACGTTCAAACGCATCTGCCATGATCTGATGGTGTTTTCCGGGGATGAATGCTGACCACATCTGCCGCACAAAGGGCATGAAGTTCTGTCGGCAACGTTCGCGCTTGTCTGCTTGCAGCAGGGCGTGGATTTTCTCAATCTCGGGGGAGCCTTCTGGCAGCGTATCGAGCAGCGCCAGATACTGTTTGATCTCGTCACGGGTGAGGAGATCGCTCATAGGGCCAGCATTTCCTCGACCGAGCGGTCCTTGAGTTTCATTGTTCGCACTTTGTGCGGGGTCGTAACGAGCAGACCCTGTGTCTC